ATGCTGCGTATATCCAGTTAAAGGATATCGCGGCATTGGGCACAATTGACGATATGGCCGCAGTTGCGGGCCAGCTGATCGGGCAGAGTTTAGTTGTGCGGAAAGACCTTGATTTGGTTACGCTGTTTACTTCATTCACAACCAATCAGGGTTCAAGCACTACAACCGCTTTTGCTCCAGCCGACCTTTACGACGCATATGGTTCATTACGGCGGTATTACGCGCCATTGCCGTATCATCTGGTTTTACATCCCACTCAGATTTGGTCAAGCACTGGGTTAATAGTATTATTTGACAATTCTTCCGATGCTATTCAATCCAGAGGCTTAGGCACTGTTGGTGAGGATTTCGCGCGGTTTGGTTTTGCAGGGATGGCTATGGGTTTCAACCTTTGGGTAGACGCTAATATTGTCTACAATACCGCAAACGGTTCCGGAGCGGCCTTCTCGCGGCAGGCAATTAAGAATGTCCGCAAGAGAGATTTTATGATTGAAATCGAACGCGATTCCGCTGAAGTGGCGAATAAAATCGTCGGTTCAGAAATCCGTGGCGAAGCAGTGCTTCGTAATTTGCATGGGAATGAAATGCAATTCCCAAGTTATAGCTAACTCTTAGCATGAGAGGTTAACTGTGGGGCGGGGGAAAACTTAATCCCCCGCCTCGCAACACAGGAAAAAGGAGTCATAAAAATGACAGACACAAAAGTGGATTTAGTAAAACAAAAAGCGTTGGAAGAAGAGAATAAATTGTTGAGGCAGAAGCTTGCCGATTCTGAGAGATTGTCGGGTGGAATAGGGGACAGGCTGTCAAGCGAAATTAAGAAGATAAGGTTAAGAGGTAAGTCTTCCGCTAATGTAATCGAGGTACACGAACGCCACGATCATAAAAACATTTCATTATGGACGCGAGATGGTAAACGCATAGGCCCACTTCATCCGGATAATGCGATACAGGCATTGCAGAGGTTTTCAGATTTAGGTATTTCCCTCTCGTCGGATATGCCGTCAACTGATGAGATAGCGGCGTATAAAGAAACCCCTGAATATAAAAAGGCGATTGAAAGGGAAGCCAGAAGGCGCGCTACAAAAGATAAATCGAGAAAGTCGGGACAGATGGAGAAACTGGCCACGGAGATAGCTAAGATGTCAGGGACAACCGTCGAAGCCATAAATAAGATTTTGAAAGCAAGCGAGGTTGGGAAGAAATAATGCCAGCGATTTTGGAGAATAGCATAATAACAAAACAGGCACCTTATTATAAGCGGTTAATAAGGTGCCCTGGCCATTATCTAATACCTCCGACGGTGGATGTATATCTTCGCGAACCCGTCCCTTTGCTTAAGAATTGTAGTAAGTTTGTAGAATTCAAAGGCAGGAAAATAACAATAAAGAAAGAACGCATCGCAAGGGATAGATTTGGCAGTAAGAAGATAGATTGGAAGAAATTGCATGAGTTGCGCAGGAAAGGCATAGTCTTGCAGCCTGATGTTTCGGCAGCGTGGGCAATCGAGCATGTATATGACCCAAAGAGTATGTTATGTTTTAAATGTCCGAAGCATTGCAAGGAGGGCCAGGGTAGAGTGCTTATCACCTCTATAAAGAGATTGATGGGGATTTCCATAAAAAACAGACGATGACAAATGTCGCTAAATCGAGTAGTCAAACAAAGATTGTTAATTCCAAGGTAAATTCTGCTATGGATACGACACGGTTCAAATTTAACCAAACTCCGGTAGAGACTCCAAATAGTGTAATAACTGTTTTCACTTTGCCAAATAGCGATACTTATGTTTCAGGGCTAATCGAAGTATACTTAGACGGTTTGCAACAAATAAAAACAACGGATTATTCTGAAACTACATCATCGACGATTACAATGGTAATTGCCCCTGCCACCGGCGAAGTGTTAAAATTTAATTATATAAAAGGATAATGAGGTGGGACATTGAAACAATCATTTTTGGTTGATATTGCCGATACAATACGATTAACGGTTTATGATAATAACCGCCCAAGAATCCCAACATCAGCGACGATAATTCTTTATAAACCCGCCGGTTCTAGTTTGCAATCTTCGGCTTCCGCTACGGTCAATGGCACCACAGGCGAAATGACATATTCCCTCACTACTACGCATACCGCAGATGAAGGTTTAAATTACAAAGCGGTCTGGGCATATGTTTTAGATAGCATTACTTATTACCAGACACAGCTATTTGATATAGTGAAATCTCTCCTGGCTATCCCTGTTACTGATGATGATTTATATAATGAACTTGATTCCCTAAAAAAAGCCAATTATCAGGCAACGGCAACCGCAACGGCAGGCGCGGCAGGTTCGCTTACAGACACCAAGCGCCGCGAAGAGAATGATTTTTGGAAAGGCGGTACGCTGGAAATAGTATCAGGGACGGGAGTCAATCAAAAAAGAGATATCACGGGATTTACCTTATCTTCGGGGGTATTCACCGTTACGCCTAATTGGTCAACTAATCCCGATTCAACGAGTATATATGTGGCAATAAAATCTTTTACTAAAAAGATACAGGCCGCCTTTGATACTATCTGCACAATGCTTTATGATAAAGGCAAGAGGCATGAGCTTATTTTAGAAAGCTCGCAAATTGCCAAGCCGTTGATATATTTGACTATTCATATGATCGCTCTTGACTTGATGGACGAAGCAGATGACAAATGGTCACGGCTTGCTGATGCTTACTGGAAGAAATTCGATACCGCTTTCAGCAATATGAAACTTGATTATGATGAGGATGAAAGCGGCGCAATAGATGAATCAGAGCGGCAGCAAAGCCAGACATCCCTTAGAATTGGCAGGGCGTAAGTGGACAAGCTGATTAACATTCATATTGACAACGTCGAGAAATTAGAGGAAAAGATTGATGTTATTATCCAAAGGGAAACAGCGAAAATTGATATTAATGAAATTCTTGCGTCGCCTGAAGAAGCGTTATCAATGGTTGCGGGAAGGATTAAGCGGATATTTTTGGATGAATTCGCAGATAGGGCGGTGGAGTTAGGTTTTGATTTTGGCAGGAAGGTCAACGAGAAAATTGAGCAAGATAAGACAATTAAGATTGATGATTCCAAAGACCCAAAGTTGAATGATACAGGCGAAGATAATAAATAAGATTGAATTTCCCGAGATTACGCTTCAGGAAGATTTGGAACGCATAGCCAAAAATATAATTATACCAGATATTATTGCTGGTATTGATAATAGTATGGCTATCAATGGCGGCTCATTGCCTGCCAATGAACCGGAAACTATTAGACGCAAAATGTCTAATAAACAATTAGTTGAGACAGGAACATTAAGAAGCTCATTTTTTTATAAGTCAGTAGGTAGAAACAGAGTGGTTATTAGCATTTCGAGTATCCGCAAGAAAATCGGCGGATATTTGCAAAGCGGGATAGAAACTAAAAGAGGTATAAAGCAATACAGGTTTTTTGGGATATCGCTTGACGCACGCGACAGTGCAATGTTATATATGCATAACAGAATAGCGGAGCTGGCGCGTGGCAAACGAAGCAAGTAAAAAAATAACTCAAGAAGGAATAGCCAGGGAGATTGCTACGCTTGATATTGTTTTGGCGGCTAAGGTAGGCAGAACGGCTTTAACCCTTGAGGAATATATCCGAGTGCGCCATGCCCAGGGCGCAACGCTTGAGATTATAAGAGCTGACTTATTGACCGACCTGGAAGAAGGTGGCCGGATATTCGGGGAATTTATAAACGCACTTAAGCCCACATTCGGCGGTTCAATACATCGTTTCCGTGATATCGGAGTATTAGCTGAGAACGGAGCAAAACAAAAATACCGTTGGGTGGCGGTGTTGGTGAACACCTGTCCTGATTGTTTAGATAGACATAACAAGATCAAGCTGTGGGCCGATTGGGAAGAGGATGGGCTTCCGCGGACGGGTGCTACGGTATGCAAAGAGAATTGCAAATGTGTTCTTTTACCAGAAAAAGTAACGGAGCTCGAGCCTGTGATGAGGTCTAAATAATGTCATACGATACGGTCAAGTCGGGGATAGCGGGTAGGCTAAATGCTTTGGGATATGTTGAATCATCACAAGCGGTAGATTTTAAAAATGCTTCGGCTAATGAGTATGGCAACCGGTATATTCTTAAATGCTTATCAGGAGAAAACCAAAATAATACTATTATAGATCGCTTTGATGATAAGCAGGAATGGCAGGTTTCAATCGCGTTCACCAGGTCAGAGCAGAATGATATTATTTCTCTTGATGCTGCCCATAGGGCTAAAGATATTATTATCAAGGATTTGGATAAGCCATCGAATTGGACATCGTTTGTTAAGATATTGAAATACGATAGTTGGAAAGTGATAGAAATTGATAACTATTTTGTTTTGGATATTCGTTTGGAAATACTGGATTTGTATATTCACGGTTAATAAAAAAGGAGGAGTCAGTGTATACGAAAAAGACAACTTTATATGCCAAAATAGAATCAACATCAGGAACAGATTCAACGCCTACCGCGGCGGCTAACGCGGTGATTGCCTACGATGTTGAAATAACTCCAAAGGCAGAAATGAAAAAACGATCTGCCGGTAATGCAGACCGTTCATCCTTTGCAGATATCAGGGGAAAATCTGCTGTTGAAATAAAGTTTAATGTTGAGCTAAAAGGTTCAGGCACTGCCGGCACTGCTCCTCGTTGGTCTCCGTTGCTGAGGGCGTGCGATAGATTAGAGACTTTAAATGCCGGGACCAGTGCTATCTATACCCCCGCGGCCACAAATGAAACTTGCACTATTTGGGTAAATATTGATGGAATATTGCATAAAATGGCAGGGTGTGCAGGTGATTGTGAGATAGACTTAACTTCAGGGGAAGTGCCTTTTCTCAAATTCACTTTTTCAGGCGTTTATGTATTGCCTACGGATTCGGTAATTGAAGAAGCGACTTATGATTCTCCCGTGCCGGTTATCGTAAAAGGCACGACAACGACATTTGGCTCTTACGCGGCGATTATTGAGAAACTATTGCTTAAATTCGGGAACTCTGTAGTTGAGCGCACAAGTATGAACGCCACCGAAGGGATATTAGCTTTTATGGTGGGTAACCGTAACCCCTCTGGAATTATGACTTGTGAAGCGGTGTTGAGAGCGACAAGTAATGCCGACTTTTGGTCATATTTTCATTCGGGGACATCGAAGGTGCTATCCTTGGTGCTTGGGGCGACAGCAGGTAATATCGTAACTATAGCCGCACCAGCATGTATACTTGAATCGCCTAAATACGGCGATAGGGATGGTTTGAGAACTTTTGATATTGGATTCCAGATGGCAAGATCAGCGGCAAGCGGCAATGATGAATGCACTATTACACTGACTTGAGTTTACAATAACATTAACCTAACGAAAAAAAGGGGGAGATATGATCACAGGAATAGACGTGGGCTTAGTCCAGGATTATATTAGCAAGTATGATAAAGGAGAACCTAAGACAATTTGGAAGATTAGCGTATTGTCTGTTCACGCTTTTGCTTTTGTTGCTTCTAAAATATCTGACATAAATAAATCTATTGAAGCAATGATTGATATTGTTAGATTTGGTTTAAGGGGTTTTGATAACTTCAAAGATAAAGAAGGCAAAAATGTTCAATTTAAAACAGAAAGCCACGATGTATCTTCAAAAACATTTGATATTGTTTCAGATAATATCATTAGTATCATTCCTACTGATATTATCGTGGAACTTGGCAGCAAGATTTTAGAGATAACAAAATTATCGGAGCAAGAAATAAAAAACTAATTCTGGCTGTCTGGATTCCTTATTGGGATTTGCGTTGCGAAAAATGTTCAGATGGCCAGAAGAAATTCAACGGGTGCGAAGAAGATAGCTATATTCCCGAACGCTGGAGAATCAAGGAATGGGTATGGCAAAGGTGTCCTGTAAAATTGATCACGAAAAAAACTATTGAATATCTTAAAGCATATAGATTTTATAAAAATGGAATACTCCCTTGTGCCGGGGGTTGGATGTCTCAAGCACAAAGTTTTATAGAAGCCGTGGAAGTTATAGAAGATAATATTTTGAAATTGCCAAAATCCGGCTAAGGATAGGAGATAAATATGAAAATACGAAAAAGCGCCAGCGATAATTTATGGTATTATCTTATTTGTATTTTATCATTTGGCATAGTTTTTGGTATTAGAGTTGTTATAACCAATGCCATAAAACAGGCATTACGAGAGGACTAAATGGCTTCTGAGAATGAACTTCAGATAGTTTTAACCGCGATAGATAATGCATCATCAGAAATTCAGAAAGTAAAATCTGAATTAAACGGTGTTGAGAAAACTACAGGCGAAATAAAGAAAACTACGGCCGAAACAGGAAAAACCATAAAAGAGCAATTCAGCGAAGCATCTAAGGATGTTAGGGAATTTAGAAAAACAATTTTTCTGGCTGCAGCAGCAATGGCGGCAGTAATCAGCACAGTAAAAGAAGCTTCTAAGTTTAGTATGGAAGCTAAAAAAACTTATGATGAATTTGATATCTCTATGAAAACTTTGGCGGTAACAATAGGACAGATATTAGCTCCGGCAATGGAAGGGATTACTTTCGTTGTTAAAGTATTGACTGATACCATAGAAGCGGCAGTGGCAGGATTTATTAAATTAGGAAGTTTTATTGTTGAATTCTTTGCAAATATCAAGGAGGGTCCCGTAGAAGCTTATAGAAGGGCTATGGAAATATCTAATGCGGCTACTGATCTATTCTTAAATAAAATAGAAGCGACCAGCGCCAGGGTCAGGGCAGGATTGACTTTTGATAAAGAAAAGCAAAATGTTATAGATTTAGAAAAGATAACGATTAAAGCCGGGGCGTTAATTAGAAAAAGCTGGGATGCTGTTATTGATGCGACAGGCCAACTGGGGGCATCTTT